GCCCTTTATCGTCTTGGATTTCTGATCACGTTGACCGGCCAAGCGGACACTGCACAGACAACGTGATTGCATCGTGCAGGAGGCTCTTATGGGCGTTACTACGTTTACCGGTCCGGTGCGGGCTGGGAACATCCTGAATACGACTGGCACCACTGTCGGCTCTGATGTCGCCAATGTGGGCTATGTTGTGATGTCGCAGTCGGCGGCGGTGGCGCAGGCCACGAACGTCTCGTCGGCTGGCGTTTACAAAACAAACATCGTCATTCCGGCTGGCAGTCAGATTTTGCGGATTACAATCCTCAAAACGACTGTTTGGAGCGGCGCTGCCACCACGATCAATGTTGGCACGAACTCGACTGCAACACAGCTTGCCGTCGCTGCTGACAATGATCTTTCTACCACTCTTGGCATTTCGTCTGTCATTCCGGGTGACAACTCCACGCGGGTTGGCAACTGGAAGGATGTTGGCACAACTGACATCCAGATTTGGACGAAATCCACAAACACCGGAACGGGCGTCGGTATCATCACCGTCGAATACGTTCAGGCTCGTGATCTCACTTAATTAGGGCTTGTAGGAGGCTCACATGAAAGGTCGTAGTGGTCGTAAGACTGGTGGCACGGTCGTTAGAAATTCGCCTGTCACATCCGCTTATGCAGGCGGTGATTCCAACGTGGCAAAGGAAGCCCGCGCTGCTCGTAAGAAGGGCGGCAAAGTTATGGGCGAGAAGGCCAAGATGAACATGGGCCGTGCGCCGCGTAAGTCGGGCGGCATTTGCAGTGCCGATTGGACTGCCGCGCAGGGTCCGGGTACTTCGCCTCCCGGTCGTACCACGGATGGTTCCCTCTCCTAATCGCACGCGGTGATTAGGATTTGGCAGTCTGATGGGGCGGGGGCTTAACGGCCCCCGTTTCCCTAAGAGGTGGCGAAATGGCAAAGACACCAGCATGGCAACGCTCTGAAGGGAAAAACCCGGAAGGCGGTTTGAACGCAAAAGGCAGGGCGTCTGCTAAGGCAGAAGGCCATAATCTGAAGCCTCCCGTTAGCAAAGAACGGGCTCAGGCAAGTGAAATGGATGCCGCTCGTCGGCGCTCATTCTGTGCCCGGATGACGGGGATGAAGAAGAAACTTACTGGCGCGGCTGCCGCCGCAGACCCAGATAGCCGTATCAACAAGTCACTCAGAAAGTGGGATTGCTAAGATGTCTGATAAGCCTTTCTGGGAGAAAGACGCGCCAAAAGATGCTAAAGTGAAGCATCTGAACCGGAAACAGATTCAGTCAGCGAAAGCTCGCGCTCGTGCCGCAGGTCGGCCTTATCCGAACCTAGTGGACAACGCAGCAGCAGCCCGCGCTGGCAAAAAGGAGAAGTAAGATGCAGCCGATTACGGTTTCGACAACGGATGCCACGGCAGGCACAACCTATAGCCGTTCGGTTCGTATGGACACTTGGGCCAATGCTCAGTCGATCATTCAGGTGAATGTCACTGGCACGGCAACTTATACCGTCGAAACTTCGATGGATGATCCTGACAGCCCGACAAACCCTGTGGCAGTTGGCAGCATGGTTTGGCTTAACTGTGCTGATTCGGCTGTGGTGAACAAGACAGCATCGGCGCAGGGCGTCGTTGCCGCTACACCGGTTTTTGTCCGCATCAAGCAGACGGCGGGCAACGGCTCTTGCAAAATGACGATTGCTCAGTTTGGCAACGCCCCATACTAAGAGGCCGTTATGGCGACGAGCGGGACTTACACGTTTAATCCCTCGCTTGGCGAGTTAACGCTTTATGCGTTCAACCTCGTTGGCGTGCGGAACACTGCCATTTTGCAAGAGCATATGGAAAGTGCCCGCATGGCATCGAACCTGCTGCTTTCGCGGTGGTCGAACCAAGGCGTTAATTTGTGGGCGGTGGATAAGGTTACTGTCCCGCTGGCGCAGGAAGTGCCGATTACCGGGGCTTCTGGCACGGGGGCTATTGCTACGCTAACATATGCCAGCGTTAATACCCCTGTTTACACGGTTGGCACCACGATCATTGTCAGCGGCATGAACCCCTCAACCTACAACGGCAATCATATCGTTGTGGCATCTTCTCCGGGTTCTGTCTCTTTTGCCTCGACAGCAACCGGTGCCTTTGTGTCTGGTGGCACTTGCGAAGCGCCAAATGAAGTGGCGACGTTTGCTGTGGACCCCAACACGGTCATGATCTTGGATGCCTATGTCACGAATGATGACAGTGGGGCCAATATCGACCGCATCATTTTGCCTGTTAGCCGCACTGAATATGCGTCTTACCCCAATAAGCAGCAGTCGGGTTATCCCACTGTTTATTGGTTTGACCGTCTGATTTCCCCAACTGTGACCCTTTGGCCGGTTCCGAACACTGACAACGGCCCGCAGGAATTGCAGTATTACCGGGTGCGTCGGTTGCAAGACTCGTCACTTGGTAACGCGCAGCAGGTAGAAATACCTTATTTGTGGTTAGAGGCATTCGCTTATGCGCTAGCTCAGCGCCTAGCTATGATCTGGGCACCTGACAAAGTTGTAATGCTGAAGCCCATGGCTGATGAGGCGTATCAGATTGCGGCGGATCAGAATGTCGAAACGGCGCAACAATACATTTCGCCCATGATTTCGGGTTATTTCCGATAGGAGGGCTTTATGGGCTATGCCTCCCGGTCTGGCCGCGCCAGAACGGATGCCAGAAACCCCCGGGCTTTTGGCGTCTGTGATCGTTGCGCTCTTTGGTACAATCATTCCGATTTGAAGTGGCAATATGATTGGGCTGGTGCCAGCCTGATCAATAAGCGCATTTTGGTGTGCGAAACCTGCTATGATGACCCGCAAGAACAGCTTCGTGCCATCGTTCTTCCGGCTGATCCAGTGCCGATTGTTAACCCACGCACTGAGCCGTATTTGTGGGACAGCACTGATTACCGGCAGGTGTCCGGTTACAACACTACCAATCAGGCAACGGGCATCCCGGTCCCGCAGGGTGATGTTCGTGTCACATCTGAAAATAGCCTGCCGACGCCTGATAAGCGTGTCACGCAGCAGACTGGCGAGCCGCCTTACGGCACCAATCAGAAGCCGGGCACGGACCCGAATGCGGTTACTTACCGCAACATTACAAACTGCTTCAACAATGGTTCTGGCGCGGTCAGGATTGTGGTCAGCACCACAAACGGCATGATTACGGGCCAAAAGGTGACTGTGCAGGATGTTGGCGGAGTGACATCTGCCAACGGCGACTTTACAATCACTGTTGTTAGCGGGACGGTCATTGACTTGGATAACACCACATTTTCTGGCGCTTATACCGGCGGCGGGTATGTGATTAATGATCCAAGCTTGCCACGCGGGTTTGATGAGATTCCGAAGACGGGGCCGCTCTAATGCCAAGGTATGCGTCGAATATCCAAATCCCCAATCTTGGGGTGGCTATTGCGCTTAACGGCCAAGAGCAAGTTGAGGTTGTGCAGGCGGGCACTTCGCGCCGCACCACAACCCAAGCTATTGCCAATTTGGCGCAGATTGCGAATGCCCCGACTTATACGACATCTCAAAAGAATGCCCTTGTCGTTAATCCCGGCGCTATAGTTTTTGACACTACACTTCAGAAGCTATGCGTTTATACTGCAACCGGCTGGGAAACGGTGACATCGGTTTAAGCTATGGCAAACAAGCAGATACCTAATTTACCGGCTGCCATTTCACTTAATGGCACTGAACAGCTTGAAGCAGTTCAAGCTGGGGTATCTGTTCGTGTCACAAGCTCTCAAATTGCTGGGTTAAACCCGGGTCCGACTGGCCCAACTGGGTCGATAGGCCCGACTGGGCCAACTGGTCCGACTGGTGTTGCTGGGCCTACCGGACCAACTGGCCCTACGGGAGTTGGATATTCTGCCCTCTCGTCTGCGACAAGCATGGCTATCGCCACGGGCATTCAGAATTTTACTGTTAATCTACCAGAGCAAGAAACGGCTTATTCTGTTGGTAATCGTGTTCGCATCCGCGCTACTGCGGCAGCGAATACTTTTATGGAAGGTGACATTACGGCGTTTACCGGCACAGCTATGACAGTTGTGACGGATTATACGATTGGTTCTGGCATCTATTCAGCATGGTCTATTTCTTCTGCTGGGACACAGGGGCCGACCGGCCCGACTGGGCCGACAGGCCCCACTGGGCCTACCGGTCCGACAGGTCCTACAGGCCCTACTGGACCCACTGGCCCAACCGGACCGACAGGACCTACCGGTCCTACAGGCCCGACAGGTGACATTGGCCCTACCGGTCCTACTGGCCCAACGGGTCCCACGGGTCCAACAGGCCCCACTGGTCCCACCGGTCCTACCGGGCCGCAGGGTGATATTGGCCCCACCGGTCCTACTGGGCCTACAGGCCCAACTGGGCCAACGGGAGATATTGGCCTTACTGGTCCGACAGGTCCCACTGGTCCCACCGGGCCGACAGGTGACATTGGTCCTATTGGCCCCACCGGCCCCACGGGTCCCACGGGTCCTACTGGCCCGACCGGCGACATTGGCCCAACTGGGCCGACAGGCCCGACTGGTGACATCGGCCCGACTGGCCCGACTGGGCCGCAGGGCACATCTTCCAATTTGTTCCTGTATCGCGCTAATACGGCAGCCACGAGTGGCTACCCCGGCGATGGCGACATAATTTGGAATAATGCCACGCAAACAAGCGCAACGTCGATCAATGTCAGCCATTTGACTGACAATAATATCGACGTTGATATTTTCTTGGCATTGCTGACGAACACAGAGCAGTTCGTTATTCAAAGCCAGACAATCAGCGGCGACAACCAAGTTTGGCAGATTAACGGCACTCCAACTGCTGTTAATCCGGGTACTGCAACAGCCTACTGGTCTTACCCTGTCACGTTAGTCTCATCAGCGGGCGTGGGGTCAACTGGGTTTGCTAACACTGCTCCGCTGTTTTTGGCGTTGGTAAATGGTGTTAGTGGGCCGACCGGCGCGCAAGGCCCCACTGGGCCAACGGGTCCCACAGGCGATATTGGTCCGACTGGGCCTACCGGGCCAACTGGCCCGACTGGCGCGGCATCAACGGTAGCAGGCCCAACGGGGCCGACCGGTCCAACTGGTGCGCCGGGCTATATTGGTATGGATGGCCCTACCGGGCCGACTGGACCCACGGGGCCTACCGGGCCAACTGGGCCAACAGGCATTGGCTATGCGGGTCTGACAAGCAGCACATCGGTTGCTATTGGCACTGGTTCGCAGACATTCACGACAAATCTGACAAGCTCAGAATCCGCTTTCGTGGCAGGCGAGCGCGTCCGTGTTGCATATACGGTTACGCCGACAAATTACATGGAAGGCGCGATCACATCATTCAGCGGCACAACGCTGATTGTGAACGTGGACTTCTCTAACGGCACTGGAACTTACTCCGCATGGAGCATTTCTGTCGCTGGTAATATTGGGCCTACCGGGCCAACCGGTCCAACAGGAACCGCCGGTACGAACGGCCCGACAGGCCCGACAGGCCCGACAGGAGCCGCAGGAACATCTGGTGTAAATGGCCCGACCGGCCCTACCGGTCCTACAGGGACTGCTGGTTCCGCAGGTGCTGCTGGTCCCACCGGCCCTACCGGGCCGACAGGCGTAACTGGTCCGACCGGCCCTAATACTGGCGCGACAGGTGGGAACCCGGACAAGATTTTCTTCTTGAACGATCAGACTGTGACAGTGAATTATACAATCCCAACGGGGTCGAATGCCGGTACATTTGGCCCGGTATCCATTAACAGCGGGGTCACAGTGACTGTTCCATCAGGCTCTGTGTGGACGGTGGTGTAAGATGCCAATTACGATTAGCGGCTCAACAGGTATCGCTGGTGTTGATGGATCAGCCGCAACACCGGCTGTTCAAGGGACAGACGCAAATACTGGTGTGGTATTTCCCGCTGCTGACACGGTATCCATTTCGACCGGCGGCTCTGAACGGATGCGTGTTGATAGTTCAGGCAACGTAGGGATTGGGACCACTAATCCAACAAGTGGCAAACTTGTTATTTCTGGATCATCAGTAACAACGAGCCAAGGAATACGTCTTGTTGGCGACACAGCAGACGCGCGATTTATTTGTGAAAGCGCAACGCTTGGCGCAGGAATTATTGGGACATTTTCAAATCATAGTCAGCTTATTTATACAAACTCAACAGAACGCGCTCGGATAGATTCATCTGGCCGGTTCACAACACCTTTCCAACCTAGATTTTCTGGCTACAGAACAGACGCAGCGCCAAATTGGGCTGGCTCTTCTGCTGCAACTACATTTGCCGCCAATAATGCATATATTAATGTAGGTAATTGCTATAATACATCAACAGGTGTTTTCACTTGCCCAGTAGCAGGAAATTACAGAATATCTTTTGGCGCACTAATGGGCAATGTTGGCTGGGCAATGTTGTATTATTTTAAGAATGGGGTAGTTAGCGCATCATTAGCGCATGGTAATGCAAACGGGTATGCCTTATGGTTTACAGTTGGGTATGAGGTAATAGTATCATGCGCTGCTAATGATACATTAGCCGCCGCTTTTAATACAAATGGCGGTGGGGGATATTTATATAATTCTCAATACAATTATTTGGTTATAGAGCTTGTCGGGTAAGGAGAGCAAAATGGTAGAATACATCGTCACGCTGACAGATGAAGAAAATAAAGCTCTTTCATTTGTTGCATATTCGCAGCAAGAATGGATTGATAATGCAGTCCATGAACGCTGCCGTGTTGCGATTGATGAAATTTGTCAAATCTGCGTAGAAAAGTGCCTTGAAACCGGAACGCAAATTCCGGGGTCAAAAGATGCAATGGTAAATTTAGCATTTCAGATGGGTTGGGTTGTGGCTGCTAAAGACCGGCCTATACCGCCACCGCCTCCGACTATGGGAAGTGTGTGATGCCTCTTAAGCTTAACTCGACTGGCGGCGGCTCTGTCACATTAGATGTGCCAAACACCGCATCTACTTATACAGTGACTATCCCGGCATCGACAGGGACGATGGTCACAACGGCGGCTGGGCAAACTGTGGAGTTTGCCGCCGGTACTGCGGCTGCGCCGTCAATCACAACAACAGGTGATACAAATAACGGCATTTATTTCCCTGCTGCGGACACGGTAGCTGTTGCAACAAACGGTATAGAAAGGGTCAAAGTTGATTCTTCTGGCCGCTCCACATTCCCCTATCAACCTCTTTTCCATGTATATGGCACCACAACACAAAGTTGGTCAGGTGCTGCTGCATATCAAACGCTTGCGTTTAATACTTCAATCACATTTAGCAATCATCCGTCAGGATGGAATACAAGTACATATACATTTACGGCACCGGTAGCTGGCACTTATCTGTTTATTGCAAAAATTACTCAGACAGGAGCAGTAACAGGTCCGCAAGGCTATTTATTTGTAAATGGTGTAGCGACCGGAACGGAAATGATGATTTCCTATAGCGTTGCTTATTTGTCTTCAACCGGGCAGCAGTTTTTGCAATTAGCCGCAAATGATGCTGTAACATTTCGCGTTATTAATAACAATAACGTATCCCAAACACTTGATTTGGGACGATGCAGTTTGACTGGTATCCTCATTGGGTAATAGGAGAGGCAAATGGTTCAATATACGATCACGCTGACAAACGAAGAGGATAAAGCACTATCGTTTGTTGCCTATTCTCAACAAGAGTGGATTGATAATGCGGTTCATGAGAGATGCCGCGTAGCTATCGACCAAATCTGTCAAATCTGCATTGAAAAATGTCTTGAAACTGGAACGCAGATTCCCGGTTCAAAAGAAGCTATGGTGAACTTAGCTTTTGACATGGGGTGGGTTGTTCCAGCAAAGGATAAGCCAATTCCGCCTCCGCCAGCAGTGTAGAGATGGTAGTATAAAAGGTGTTGTAAATGTCCACCGTAAAAGCAATTAACATTCAGCATCCAACAGCGTTATCGGTCAACATGACGCTGGATAGCTCTGCGAATGTGGGCATCAACACTGCTACGCCGGGTTCGACTCTGGATGTTAAGGGCACGATACGCCTTTCTGGCTCGTCTTCTGGCTATGTAGGAATTGCACCAGCAGCAGCGGCTGGCAGCACCACATACACCATGCCAAGCGCAGATGGATCATCTGGGCAGGTGCTTTCGACGAATGGAAGCGGCACACTATCTTGGGCTAGCGCCTCTGCTTTCCCGGCTGGCACGGCAATGCTGTTCGTGCAGACGGCGGCTCCAACAGGCTGGACTAAATCTGTTACGCATGACAACAAGGCGCTCAGAATTGTGTCTGGTGCTGCTAGCTCTGGCGGTTCTGTTGCATTTACAACTGCTTTTGCATCGCAGGCAGTAAGCGGTTCAGTTGGAAGCACAACACTGGCAACCAGCCAAATCCCAAGCCATGCTCATTCTTATACGGCTCCGTCTATACTTGGGGGCGGCGGCTTTGGGTGCGGAAACTATCCATCAACAACAGGAGCCACAACTGGCGCTCAAGGCGGCGGCGGGTCGCATAACCACTCGTTTAGCGGCACAGCTATCAACCTAGCCGTTCAATATGTAGATGCAATCATAGCGACAAAAAATTGATATAAGTATCAGGAGGGGGCGATGCTTAAGTCAAAAGACTTAATTATGGGGGGGCTGAGAGGCGCAATCTACGACTTTGAAGAAGTTGGTGATGAACTGCCTTTGCACACGCATGCTGATTTAGACGTTCATATTAGCATTGTCGGACGTGGCAAGTTTCTTATTTTTGGGAACGGCTGGGAACAAGAAGCAGGCACTGGGGCTGTCATGGATTGGGAGCCCGGCAACTATCATGGGTTTAAGGCTTTAGAGCCAAACTCACGGCTAATTAACATATTGAAGGTGATGTACAATGGCCCGCAAACCACAGTCTGAAAGCACTTATCTGTGCCCCCTGTTTAAAGAAAAGCAGGAAGATGTATGCCATAAGTGCGCGTTTTATACATACATCCGTGGCGCAAACCCAAATGATGGTAAAGAGATAGATCATTGGGGCTGCACAATAGAATTCCTGCCAGTGCTGCTCATTGAAAACTCGCAACAGTCTAGGCAAACGGGCGCGGCTGTAGAGAGCTTTCGTAATGAAATGGTCAAGGCAAATGAAGCCCAGCTTCATACAATGATCCAGCTCGCCCACACGGCTCAAGAGCCAGAACAGAAGGTAGTCAACAATGCACTTCACTATCATAAAGATTGATAATTCAGTGGGCGTAGATGGTGTGTTTTACACCATTGACTGTTCAGAGCTTCCTGACAATTTTTGGGCTCTGCAATGGACAGGGCCGACAACGGGCATTGGTGGAGAAGGTGAGATTGAGTTTACCGGCAACCCTAAGCCGCCCAATGAGCCAATCACAGACCTTGGCGGGTTTTACCCATATTACGAGGCGTGGGAAGTGGAAGACTACAACCACAAGCACCCAGTGCCGCCTGCCCCGACTGGTCCGACTGGCCCAACTGGGCCAACAGGAACCGTTCAAGGACCGCCAACTCAAATTTAGTTTGGCGTAAAATACGCAATGAAGGGGGACAATCATGAGCGAAAAATTAAAAATATGCGTTTACGCAATATCTAAAAACGAGGCGCATTTTGTGCCTCGTTTCATGGAAGGGGCAAAAGACTCTGATTTGGTATTAATCGCTGACACAGGGTCGAGCGATGGGTTGCCAGAAGTGGCCCGTTCACTTGGCGCGGAAGTCCATCACATCTGCATTACGCCATGGCGGTTTGACAAAGCCCGTGACGCAGCCTTGGCCTTAGTGCCACGGGATATGGATGTCTGTATCAGTCTCGACATTGATGAAGTTTTACAGCCCGGCTGGCGGGAAGAGATTGAGCGTGTTTGGGAAAAGGGAAAAACAACTCGCCTCCGGTATAAGTTTGATTGGGGCTGCGGGATTGTTTTCTACTATGAGAAAATCCATGCCCGGCATGGCTATGGCTGGAAGCACCCGTGCCATGAGTACCCTATGCCTGATGGCCGTATTACTGAGGTTTGGGCACAGACTGATATGCTGTTGGCAATCCATAAACCTGACCCAACTAAGAGCCGGGGCCAGTATATAGATTTGCTAGAATTGTCGGTCAAAGAAGACCCCGAATGCCCACGCAATGCTTTCTATTATGCCCGGGAACTGTCATTCCATGGCCGGTGGCAAGAGTCGATTAATGCCTGCAATCGTTACTTAAAGCTGCCACGAGCCGATTGGCCTAATGAACGGTGCTATGCTTACCGGGTTATTGGCCGGTGCCAAAGTGAACTAGGGAATTGGCCAGAAGCTGAAAAGGCTTTCCATGCCTCCGCCATGGAAGCGCCCAATACCCGGGAGCCGTGGTGCGAGCTTGCTATGCTCATGTATCGCCAGAGTCGATGGGAAGAGTGTTTTGCTTATGCCATGCGGGCACTTCGCATCCAGAACAGGGAACTGGTCTATACTTGCGACCCAGCCGTATGGGGACATCAGGCGCATGACTTAGCGTCTATTTCTGCCTATCGCTTGGGAATGAAAGAATTGGCACTAGAACAAGCCAAACTGGCGCTAGAAAAAACGCCGGGTGATCTTCGTCTAAAGCAAAATGTAGAGTATATTCAGGCGTCTTTGACAGAGGCCCCACCGGACCCCGAAGAGTTAGTGGCATGAGCATTGAACCCCAGACCTTAATAAATGCGGCTATCGCAACAACCATGGGTGTGGGGGGATGGTTTGCCCGTGAGCTATGGGGCGCTGTGGCAGAATTGCGCCGTGATGTACGGCAAATTGAAATAGATTTACCTAGCCACTATTTGAGAAAAGATGAGTTTAGAGAAGGGCTAAACGAGATAAAAGGTATTTTACGCGAGATATTTGTAAAAATAGATGATTTGAAGGATAAAAAGGCTGACAAATGAACTTGGACGCCGACCGTATAACCAAATCTGTTGGGGCAGTAACCGCTGTCTTTGCTATGGTTGGCGGCGGCTATACTGTGACAGATAAGCTTGGTGTCTTTAACAAGCCTATCCTTGAATGGTCAGCAGAGAATTTTAGCATTTCGGACGGCCCTGCGAATGAAGAGTTTTATGTTGTGGTGGCACGCCGCAAGATCAGAGACGATTGTTCTGTAGAACAGTTTAACCTTGAAGTGCGTGATTCACGGCACATCGTGCATACTGCCTCTCCGTCTATCGCAAGGTTCTCTGGCCCCGCTGCGAATAAGGTGGAGAAGTTTGGGTACGCAATCACAATCGACAATCCGGGCCGTGTTGCTGCCGGTAAGGCAACATTACTGGCGCGTATCAAGTATAAATGCCCAGAAGGCGAGGTTCTGATTAGCTACCCAGATCACGCTAATCTGACATTCAACATCACCAAATAGCGGCGCAGGGAGAAAGCTATGGATTTTGGCAAAATGGGTGGCCTACTGGCCCAAGTCGCACCTACCATCGCCTCCGCCCTTGGCGGCCCTTTAGCTGGCCTTGCTGTCAAAACTCTATCGTCTGCGCTGCTTGGGACGGAACAGGGAACTGAGCAAGAGGTGGCTGCGGCTTTGGGGTCTGCCACGCCGGAACAGTTGGCGCGGCTTAAAGAGATTGATGCCAACTTCGCTGTTACCATGAAGAAGCTGGACATTGATCTTGCCCAGATTGATGCCACAGACCGCAACAGCGCCCGTCAAAGAGAGGTTCAGCTTAAAGACAGAACCCCCATGATTTTGGCAGGGGTTGTGTGTGTTGGGTTTTTCGGAACACTTGCAGGTCTTATGCTATATGGGCTCCCCCAAAAAGGGCAGGATGCCTTACTTATATTGCTCGGTGCTTTATCTTCAGCCTTCACTGCGGTAATCGGGTACTACTATGGCTCGTCTTCTGGTTCCCGCGCCAAAGAGCAAATCATCGCAGACATGGGCAACAAGAAATGAAAGACAACTTTGA